ATTAACTCTTCATTTTTTGAAAATATATTATTTAAATTAATTTCTTTTTCTATATATGTTTGAATTTGTTTTATATTATTACAATTAGATGTATTTACATCTATTAATATATTATTAATAGTAGTATTTATTGATATAATTTGTTGTATTTTGTCTTTTGATTCTTGTAATTCAATATCATAAATATTTAAATTTTCTATTGTTATTTGGTCTATTGTTTTATTTAATGCTTGTTTTATAATATTAGTTAATTGAGTTAAATAATGTGTTTGTAATTCTGTTATTTTTTTTATATACTCATTTTTATATTCAAAATTGCATATATCATATTCTTCTTTAGCATTAATTTCTAATTTAGATTTTTTTATATTATTATCTTTAATTTCTTTCTTCAAATTTTTTAGTAATTTAGTTAATCTCATATGTTGTTCTATTGTATCTATATTTTTTCCTTTATTATTATTTTCCTTTATTTGATTAGAAATTTCAATTTCCATTTCCTCTAATTCTAATATTGTTTTTTTTAATTTATTTATTTTAAATTCATAATCTATTATTAATTTTATATAATAATTATCATTATCTTCTATTTCTATATTTTGTTTATTAAGTTCTTTAATATAATTTATATAAATATCTGTATTATTTAATAATGTTAATTTAATTTTAGTTTCATTTATTTTGTTTTGTAAATAAATAATTTCTTCATAATTAGTATGACCAAAATTATATTTTTCTAAATTTATTATTGTCAATGTTGATAATATATAGTTTGTAAATAATAATTTATCATTTTTTGAACTAAATAAATTATCTATTGATTTATCTAATATTTGTAATTTTGAAGATATATTATTTATATAATTTATAGTTTTTGATATTTTATCAAATATATTAATTTTACTATAATGTAATAAAGTTAAATTTTGTAAATATAATTTACGATTATTATTATCTTCTATATGTTTTCTATATTCAATAATTTTACTATCATTTTCTATCATATTATTTTCTTCTTTTCTCATTATATCATTAATTTGTATTTGGCTTAAACCTCGTAGATTATAAGAATTTATTTTTTTATATGGATGATGTGGATTTGAACGATAAGATGATAGTAAACGAGTTGTGAGTATATTAATATTCATTAAAATTGGTATATTATTTTTGTCTATTTGTTCTATTTGTTTATTATTATCTTCTATAAATAGTTTATTAAAAGAGTCTTTTAATAAATACATTTCAATTAAAAAATTATTAATTGCTTTAACATTAATATTTTCATTTATAATATTTGGTTTTAATAAAATACAATTATTATTAACTACTTTCAATATCTGTTTAATAATATCTTTATACACTTGATTTTGTGTAGTATCACTTAATTCATCCAATTCTTTACATTTTAAATTTATTAAATCTAATTTTGATTGTTGTTCTTCTTGTATTATTTTAGTATTATTATTTAATTCTGTAATTTCTGTTTCTATATTATTTTGTTTTTCATTAATAATTCTAATTTCATTAGTAATTAATTCTTTATTATCATTATTATTTTTAATTTGTAATTTAATACCAGATTGTTTTTGTTTAATATTTCCTATTTGTTTTTCTAATTCATTTAATTTATTTGGTTTTACAATATTAGTTTTATCTATTTTCATATATTTATCATCATATTGTAATAAAAATTTAATATCTTCTAATAACATATCATATTTATTTTGTAAATCAGTCATTTTAATTATTGTAAATTAATTTAATTGTAATTAAAAAATATAATAAATATAAATCAATTTTTAAATATATAAAATATAATATTAATATATAATAATACATAATAATAAATTTTAAAATCAGCGTTTTAAATATGCAAAGGTGTAAAAAACTTAGTAAAAAACAATTACTTAATAAAAGTAAAAAATGTTTTGTAAAAAAAAGTAGGTCAATTAAACGCAAATTAAGAAAATTAACTAAGCTAAAGGGTGGCGCTAGTGCTAGTGCTAGAACTAGATATGATACAATATTGCTGCCAAATGAAACAAATTATAATTTTATTGCTTTCTTAAATCTATCAGACGATCAAAACGAAAAATTAGAAGATTTATACAAAACAAAAATAGAAGAAATAGAAAATATGCCATATAATCCAAAATTTTTTGTTGAAATACTAAACTTAACTCCTGAACAAATAAAAACATATTATACAGAACTTGATAAGCAAGAAATACCTAGACCTAGCCTTAGTGAAGAAACTCATGGTTTTATGCACTCATCAAAATTAATACCAAGAATATTAAATTATTATTTTGTTGAAGGTCAATTAAAACTTACAAGAATGCAACTCAAAGCATTAAAAATTTTAGAAGATGACATAAAAAAAGGTATTTCAAGTGAAAAGATTATAAAAAGACTAAATTTTAGTGATGAACAAAGTGGAATATATAAAAGTATTCTAGAAGAAATTACGAAACGCGATGAAAATGAGAGAAAGAAGAGAGATGCGAGACTGGCGAGACTGGCGAGAGAGGCGACACAGGAGAGACAGCAACATGCTACTACTACTCCTAATCTATACGTAGACTTTAGATCATTAATGTCAGCATCAGCATCAGCATCACGAGAACCAGAATCAGCATCACGAGCACCACCACTACCACCACGACGAGCATCAGCATCAGCATCAGCATCAGCATCAGCATCAGAACCACCACCACTACCACCAGCCCGTGCATCAGAACCACAATTACAAGAACACTGGAACCCATTTGCTCAATCAGAACTACCACCACCACTACCACCACGACTAGCATCACAAGCATCACAAGCATTAGCATCACTAGCACCACGAGCATCAGAACTACCACCACCACGAACAACAAACGCACCAGCCCCTGAATCATCAATATATAACGTATTGGGACAACCACCCTCGTCTAATACTAAGTCTGATACATTACTAAATAAATTTGTTAAAAAAAATATAGATAAAAAGATAGAGGAGAAAGAGAAGATATTTTTAAAAAAATATTTTGAAAGTATAAACAGGATAATAACTTATGACGACATAAAATCAATAATACAACCAGATTCTGCAAAAATATATAATGAAAAATCTCTAGATACAAAAAAATTATTACAAGAATTAAATAAACATTTTAATAAAACAGAACCAGTTTATGAAATCCCTACAAGCACTATGCCAGATTTTCCAATTAAAATTATGGAAGAAAAACTTAACAAATTAAGAAATATATATAGTACAAGAACTATAAATGTTGAAGATATAAAGAATATATTAAATTATGAATTATCTCATAATCTAAATAACGAGGTAAAACATTTATTTGTTAATACTAAAGGACAAATAAATAATAAAAAAGATGCTGTAAAAGCATTAGTAGCAAACATTAATGAGTGGTTTAAACAAGAACAAGAACAAGAACAAGAAAGAGATTCAAATGCATAAATACTTTTAATATATATTTTTTATATCTTTACAAACTTTTAATATATTCCCAATTTAAATCTTTGCAAATGTTTTTCCATATTTCATCTTGTTGATGTAATTTTGTTCTAGACTTTAATAATTGAAAGCAATTTAAATATTCATCTAACTCTAGCAATTCAAAAAATTTATACATAACATAATTGTATGATAAAAAATTCTTTCGTTTTTGAGGACAATATTTTTCAAAAGGTATTTGAATAGCTTTAAACATTCCTCTTATAATTTCTTCTATTTCTGGAGCAATTACTGGAGCAGGTAAACCATTTAACTGATTTATTATATATGGTATGTGTTCATAATAATCATTTTTCTTTATTTTTTTCAATATGATTCGCATTTTGTCAGGAGTAATAACTGCCATATTTGTAATTCTCTCTTTTTTAATTTCCATAATGATTTCATTATAAACATCCTCTGGTATATCTGTTGTTTCTTTAGCCTGAAATTGTGCTAAAAATTCATTTAAATGATTAATTCTCTTATAGCAAAAAGATGTCATTTCCTTTGGAGGTTCTTTAAAACTGGGTTTATCACTATCAACAATAATATTTTCCATCATTCCGCATTTTGGGCATATTAATTGACCAGTATTATTATTTAATAACATTTCAACCATACAAGTTTGACATATATCAAAAATATCGATATTATCATTATTTACATTTATATAATTTTTATCTATTGAATGCATATATTTTTCATATATTGTATCTTTATTTTGAGCTATTGTATTAGTTTTAATTATTTTATCTTGTTTTATATCATTTTTACCAAATATATCTATATCTGATGAATTATTAAACCAATCGCATTTTTTTTTATCAATAGAATTTTCGATAGCGGGAATATTTTCAGTATTTACTACAGCAATATTTGATTGTTGATATTTATAATTATTATCATAGTAATTTGTTATTTTATCATTAGAATTATCAGATGTAATTGCAATTTGTTTTTCTTCATTAATAATTTTATAATAATTACTTAGTAATTTACCAGTTTTTAAAATATAATCAGTTTCGTCAATATTATTTAAAATCCTATTAATGTTTTCCTCTAATAATTTTTTTCTATCATCGTAGTCCCATATTTTTTGTTGTAAAGATAATTTAAGAATTGGCGATTTGGCATTTTCTATATTTAATTTTTCAATCATTAAATTAATATTATTCAATTCTTTTGTTAAATCATCTATACTGTTTTTGTTTTCGGCAAATGCTTGTAAAATATTACTATGTTTTGCATCAAGTGTTTGCCTATCATCTACAATGTGCCGATTCTTTATTTTAGTTTTGAATGCCATATAAATTAAAAATTTAAAATTTAAAATTATTATTATTATTATTATTATTATTATTATTATTTAGAGTAATTTACTAAATAATATATATACTAAATCTTTAAGTATTAATGTTGTATATTAATATATACTAAAATTATCTATTATGATTTAAACGCAAATAAAAAATTGAAAAACTTTATATAATGAATATTTATTATAAATTAGTTTAACTTATTATAACTTATTATAAATTAGTTGAAATAATAATAATATAAAATGGAAACCGTAGGAGAAAAATTGTCAAATGCATTTAAATCTGATAAAATAACATTTTGTGTAAAAGAAAAACCTTCTATTGAGGAATTAAAAGATATTGAAACAGAGGAAAAATATTGCTTCAAATTTAATAATAAACCAAAGAGTGCATATATAGAATGTCATAAAGACGCCGAATATTATAATGATTATTATAGAACTTTTGGAAAACCTGAAATTTATGGTCTTTATGAGGTAAATAATGAAACTAAACCTAAAACAAAAACAATAATTGGTTCTATTAGCTTAATTTATAGATATGATACTAAAGTTTGCCAAATTATGGATTTAAAAATTAAAAAGGCATATCGAGGAACAGGAGGTGTAAATAAATTTATAAGGTCAACATTATTTAGTCGTATAATTAAAAATAAAGGTTATTATGGAATTTGTATGAATACTAACACAATTATTGAAACTCTTGTTGAAAAAATATCTTTACCAAAAATGAAAAATAGAGACAAAATGCTAATTTATTTAGTATCTTATGATGATATAGTTAAAATATTACCAACATTATCTTCTTTCTATTGTAGTGAAATTGCTTTTATTGATAATAATAAAACTAGATTAATTGTTGATTCTACTACAAAAAAATCATATAAAATCTTGCATTTGCATCATAATGCTGAGTATAGAGAGGATAATGATTTTTATGAACCGCAAAAAGGTTATCAATATTGCTTTTCAATTCATGAAAGTAATGAATATATAATACAAGAATTAAAAGAAAAATATAAAATAACATCTAGTACTAGCGCTACTATCTATAGTAATGATTTTAAAACGGATTGGTCTAAATTTGTTAAGACATTTGAAATATAAAAAATAATTGAAATATAATATAAATTTTTTTTTCTAATATTAAGTTTTTTCTAAAAACTTATTTTTTGGTTAAGTTTTTTCTAAAAACTTAAATATTCATTTTCATATATTTCATATATTCTTCTAGTTTTATCACCTTTTAATAATGCTTCTTTATACTCATCATTTTTAATAAATACTTCAAAAAATTGTGTCATTTTTTTTAATCTTTCAATAATTGTATTAACAACATAATCCTCATCATAATTAATTTCATTTACATATATATTACGTTCGCCTTTTTTATTTGTAAATGATTCCACTAAATAGGCTTTTTCGAATTTTAATGCGTGAAGATAAAGTTGAACTTGAACGTTTTCATAATCACGCACTTTTTTAAATAAGCATTTCTGTCGCATTTTAGCCTCTACTAATTCACTATCACTGGTAATACCATCATATTTACCAATAATAAACCATTCAATATTAAATACTGAGCCAATATATATAGAATTAACCCATTCATTTGAACCAACTATTGTTTTTTCACTCAAACGGCAAAATTCATTTAAAATAGATTCTTCATTTGTAATTCCATGGGTTTTATTAGTAATAGAACATACTTTTTTAGTTAGTTCGAGTTTTTGCGTATCTGTTAAATTTGTTTGCAAATTAATATAAGTAGATATTTCATCTTGTTTTTTTGTCATATCGCTACTTGTTTTATCTTTAATAGCATTAAGTTCTTTTACTTGTTGTAAAATAGTTGTTCCAGATGCCTCATCCATTTCCCAAATATCATTATATTCATTAGATGTTGCAATATTGTCTCCATTTGACTTTAATTTTGCCTCAAATAATTTAAAATCATCTGGTGCATATTTACGCCAAAGTTCACATAATATACGTGGAAAATTATTATATGCATCTAGACCAATTAATGGTGCAATTTGCGAAATTGATAAATTTAATCTGGTAGGCATTTTAAGTTATTTATTTAATAATAAATAGATGATATGTGTCTAGATATGTTTCTAGATATAGTTTTATATTAAAAAATAAAAATATAATTAATTCAATTTTATAATGTATTATTTTTAAGTCTAGTTTTATTCTGGTTCTGGTTCTGGTTTACTTTTACTACTAGGTTGTGGTAAAAGTTCAACACAATCACCTGTATCAGGATTGCATTCGAGTGTGCCTCTTTTATTATTTTGTGATGTAGTTATTTGAGCTAATACATATACTAATCCCGGAACATAAAATAATGATGTTAATAAGAAACTATATAATATTTTATTAAAATTTTTATATTCAAATATTTTTTTTAATGTATCCCAAGTTATATATGGAAATTCATTAAGTAATGCATCACCTATAATTTCTAAAATTGTTCCTAGAGGTGGAAATATTAAAGTTAATACAATTTTTACAGCATTTGTAGGTATTACTACTACTCCAGAAGCTATACCACCATATAAAACTTTAGATACCAAATTATATTTTCCATTATATATATCTAATTCTGCAGCGTCCATTTACTAAATTTACTATCTATATAAATTTATTATCTTTATATATGCAAACATTATTTTTACTAACTTTAATCTTGTAAATCTAGTAAATTTAAATCTAGTAAATCTAAATCTAGTAAATAATTCTATAACATGTTTTTATATTGTTTTTTTATACTGGATTTTCCGATTCGACTATATTACCTAATACATAAACAAGACCTGGTATATAAAATATACAAGTTAATAAAAAACTATATATTATTTTTGTAAAATTTGATGGTTTGTTTTTATCATCGCTAGGTTTAAATATTACATTTAAACAGTCCCAAGTTAAATATGGCGGATCTGATAATATAGTATCACCTAAAATAGTTATTATTTGACCTAAAGGTGGAAATAAACAAGTTATTATAATTACAAAAAAATTAGATGGAAGACTAAATGCACCATAACCTAATCCACCATAAGTAATTTTATCATATAATGTCCAATCGTCTGCTGTTAAGCGAGTTGGTAAATCACTATCATACATTTTTTGAGCGTTCATTTTTATGTATTGAAAATTGTTAATATTTACAGTTAATATTTACACTTTATTTTTACTTATATTTTTATTTTTACTTATAAATTTAATTATAAATTTTAATTATATCTCTAGAACATACTTATATCTTTAGAAAAAACTAAGACATATATATAAAACAAATCCCATTAATGTAATAAAACCAAAAGTACCATATAAAGCACTAAAATCATTTACAGTTTCTTCAACATTACTATTATCATTATCATTCATTGCATCTTTTAAACTTTTTTTTTCATATTGGTCTGCATATCTATTTCTTGCAGTTATAACAAATGCATATACTATACCAGCAAAAAAATTTACATATGTAATAACCATACAAATTATTATATTAAACCATCCATAAATACCCTTGGATAATAATACACCAAATGGAGGCATTAATACTGTCATAGTATATCTGAAAAATTTTAGACTAATAACAGTTCCTCCAGTTATAGATGTTGGTATTATACCTCTAAAATTACCAAAAATTAAATTATATATCCATTCAAAGGCAATTTTACATATAGTAAACATATTTACACCTAATTTAACTGCTAATGTTACTATAATATCAATAATACCTATTACAAACCCTGTTAGAGGTCCCGGTCTCCCAATTAAATTTGATAATTTATCACTTCCTGAATTAACATTTATTTTTCTCCGCCAATTTTTAATAGAAACATAGTTATAATCATTAGGGTCTTTTACAATTATATCTTTTGTATCTGGAACAGACATATCAAATAATTTTATGAAATTATTAAATTACATATATATATTATTATCATATATTTATAATATTAATTTAAAATAAATTACGATGAATATACAAAAACCTAAAAATATAAAACAAAACTAAAAATAAAAAACAAACCTAAAAATATAAAACAAACCTAAAACTAAAAATTATGAATAAATTATAAGCAATGCATAACAAAGCCCTGGTATATAAAATAATAGTGTCAATAAACAACATATTATAATATTTAGCCATCCAGATGTTCCCATATCCATAAATACACCCATTGGAGGACACAATATAGTTCCTAATATAATACTAAATGGAACAGTATTTGCATTTGTAATATATGTTTTTTGTCCTTTAGTTCTATCAAAACTCTTGAAATATTTACTATTTTTATCATTTTTTGTAAGCCCAGACATATCCCAGCCCCAAAATCCTTGCATCCACCCACCTATTGTATTAATAGCTATTTTAAACAAAGCACCTATTATGTCAAACGGTAGTCTACATATTGATACTACTATTAACATAAGGGTTTGAAAAAAATCATTCAAAAAATTTAGAGGATTTAAAAAATCTGTAATTGCCCACATAATAAATTTTATTAACCATAATAAGAATTTTAATAGCCATATTATTAATTCTCCAATTTTTAAAAAAAAACCTCCTATTTCAATAATACTCATAAACATATCAATCAACCCACCACCATTTTGTCTTTCAATTAATTCAAAATAATTTTTAATTTCAGAATCATTAGTATTATTAGTATTATTAGTATTATTAGTATTATTAGTATCATTTTGTATTTTTATTTTAGTGTTGTTTGTAATAATTTTACCATTATATAAAATAAAATAATTTTTAAATATATTTAACTCTGGATTATATTTTTTTAAATAATGAATAAGGTCTTTTATACTATTTATGTTATTATTATTTTCATATTTACTATTATCTACATTATCTACATTATCAATATCATTGCCATTTATATAATATAGTTTTTTGTTAATATATATATTATTTTGTAAATATATTAGTTTATTCAACATTTTACTTTTATATTAGATATGTTTTATAGACAAATAAATGCATATATATTTATATATATTTATATTTATAGTTTATCTTTTTATTACTAAATAAATTATGAATAAATTATGAATAAATTATAAGTAATGCATAACAAAGCCCCGGTATGTAAAATAATAGTGTTAATAAACAACATATTATAATATTTAACCATCCAGATGTTCCCATATCCATAAATACACCCATTGGGGGACACAATATAGTTCCTAATATAATACTAAATGGAACAGTATTTGCATTTGTAATATATGTTTTTTGCCCTTTAGTTCTATCAAAACTCTTGAAATATTTACTATTTTTATCATTCTTTGTAAGTCCAGACATATCCCAACCCCAAAATCCTTGCATCCACCCACCTATTGAATTAATAGCTATTTTAAACAAAGCACCTATTATGTCAAACGGTAGTCTACATATTGATACTACTATTAACATAAGGGTTTGAAAAAAATCATTCAAAAAATTTAGAGGATTTAATAAATCTGTAACTGCCCACAAAATAAATCTTATTAACCATAATAAGAATTTTAATAGCCACATTATTAGTTTTATTAAAAAATTAAATACTTCACCTATATATTTTATTGGTAGCAAAATTGGAAAAAACACAATTTCTACAACTTTCATTATTATATCTATAATTCCACCTCCACCCTTAAGTTTTCTATGACATTCTATATTTATTAACTTATCAGTATTATAAATTATATTATTAATATTTTCATATGATGATACTAAATTACCATTTATTGTAAAATAATAATCATTAATATTAAACAAATTATTTTGGAAATCATCATGTTTTTGGAAATTATCATGTTTTTGGAAATCATTATTTTTTTTTATTTCTAATAATTTTATTAAATCTTTTATGTTTATATTTTCATTACGGTCAATATGGTCAATATGGTCAATATGGTCAATCTTTTTATTATCAAATATTAGAGATATTTTTGGAAACATTTTATATAATATTTTATAATTTTATTTTATTTTATTTATTATTTCTTAATATTTTATTTACTTGATATATTACATTTATATTAAAAGCCAAATAATTCATTATGTAAATAAAAATTTATCTAATTTACTTAATTCTGTTAATTTATCTAAACTTTCTACATTTATTTTTTTTTGTTTTGCAAGTTGTAATTTTTGCATAATAGATTTTTCAAGTTCTTTTTTCTTTGCAAATTCTTCCATATTTTTATGATTTTCTGGTTTCATATAATTATCTTCAACAATAACATTCATTAAATCCGAATTAACAACATTAACAACTTGCTGTGATTTTAATGTAGAAAATATTTTATCAAAACCTATCATACTTTGAAATAATATTGCAGGTTTATTTACTAAAGGTATATTATAATCTATCGTTTCAGTTAAATATAATATAGACCAAATAATATATGGTTGCTTTTTTGCTCTAGATGCAGGTGTAAATTTGTTAGTATATAATTTCCATAATGATTGTATTTGTTTATCTCGTTCATTAATATTAATTCCAAACGCACCAAAAGCACCAAAATGTGCAGAGTTCATATTTAATTGTTTAATTTTATGTATTATTGACCATATTAACCAAACAACATCTTTATAATATTTAGAATCTATACCATCAATATTTCTAGCCGAACACTCATATTTGCCATATTTTTTTGAATTTATTTTTTCCCACTCAATTATCCAATTTAGCCAATATAAAGCTTTTATTGTATTTTTATGATAAATATGATGTGCCATTTCATTAATTGCAATACGTATTTCACTTGGATCACCATCTGCAATTATATTTTCAACTAATCTATTATCTTTTGCCTCAAGTTTTGATTTAAATTTATCTATTATAAATTCTTCCTTTTTAATTTTTGGCAATTGTATTAATTTATGTTTTTTTGACAATATTAATATTGCTATTATTTCTGAAATTAGTAGTCTTATTGTTGGATGATTACGCAAAAGTAAAACATTTTCTTTTGCAAATTTAGTATTATCAACAATTGAATGCCATTGTAATGTTTTATTATAAATAAATTCTGGCAATTTTGGATTATAAATATTTATTTGCTTACTTGCAAATGTAATTAATTTTGACCATAATGGATTAACTATACCCGAAAGAAATAATTGTGTTGCCCAATGCAAAGCTGGTTCTAATTTGTCCTCCATTAGTGCTTTATCTAGTGCAGAACTTGCTTGTGCAATATTATATCCACCAAATGTTTGAACTTTAAAATCTTTCAAAGTTCTTGAATCTATAATACGACAATTTTCTGATATTGTTGGAATATTATGTATTATAGATATATCTGATTCAGAATTATTAATTTTTGTCATAGTATATTTAGAATGTGAAATTGACATTGTAATTATATTTATTTGAAATTATATTTATACTTACTCTATATGTAATTATTTTTTATAATTGTAAAACGAAATTGTAAAAATGAAAATGTTTATTATTATATAATAATAATAAATAATGGAAAAAACAAAAATATATATTAATATATCCGGAAATGATTGGATTCGAACCAACAACCTAGTGGTTAACAGCCACTCGCTCTAACCAATTGGAGCTACATTCCCTATTTTATTAATATAAGTTTATCTTTAAGTAGGATAATTTTGTAAAATAATTAATATTTAATTAAAATTAAATAAAAAATAAAAAATTTAAAATAAATTAAAAAATTTAAAATATTAATCCATTAATCCATTAATCCATTAATCCATTAATCCATTAAAACTTCCATATCAGCAGGTTTCCAATATTCAAATGTATTACCATTTGGTCTTTTTATAAAGAATGGTATAACTCTTTTACGGAGTTCTTCTTCTGCAATTTCTATAGATGATTGACCTGCAATAACTTTAATATTTGGATTTGCACCATCTTCTATCTGTTTAGCTCTTTTACCTATTATTAAAGCTCTTTCATATTTTGTAATTTTTGGTAGAGTTTTATTTTTAGAACAATCATAATCTTTCATAATTTTTCGATAATCTATAACATTATCACCAAACATATCAAATGATGATTCAGTTTGTTTTAATATAGTATTTTCAGATTTAGGTTTTTCTTTTACTTGTTTTTTTATTGTTGTAGTTTTAGTCTTAATTTTAATATCTTTTTCTTTATCTTTGTCATTATCGTCTTTTTCTTCATCATCTTTTTCTTCATCATCTTTTTCTTCATCATCTTTATCTTTATCATCTTCATCATCTTTAACATCTTCATCTTTTTCTTCATCATCTTTATCTTTATCATCTTCATCATCTTTTTCTTCATCATCTTTATCTTTATCATCTTTAACATCTTTTTCTTCATCATCTACAATATCATCTTCAATAACATCAATATCATCATCAATATCAGTTTTTATAATTGGTGTTTGATTTGGTGTTGGTGTTGGTGTTGGTGTTGGTGTTGGTGTTGGTGCAGATGTTTTTAATTTACTTTTTAATATAATTGGTAATTGTTTTTTTACTGCAATTTCAATAGGTTCTACATCATCTGAATTTACTTTAATTGTTTCATTTGGTTTTTCAACAATTTTTATTTTACGAGGTGGCATTTTAGTAATATTTATAAATGAATATTTACAATATTTACGTAACTAATATTTAATTAATATATTTATAATTATTTATATATAATTATATTATTTTTAAATTCAATTTTACTTATACAATAAAAATCTAAAATTCTATAATGTTAATAATTTTTTTATATCATCCTCTAAATAATATAATAAAAATGCCCATCCAAAACCAATTAGTCCTCCTATAATTACCTGTTGAATTGTATGGCATCCTTCAATATATACTCTACTATATGAAATATAAAATGCAACACCAATTATTATTATACAAGATATACAAAGCCATAAATATTTTAATGCAATACTGGCTTTATTTGTATTATTATTAATATCTTTATCATTTTTTATTTTTTGTATAAGTTTTAATATAGTATAAATTGCAAATGCCCAAGCTAATTGACTATGACCACTTGGCATTCCAAATGTATTAGAATCTTTGCCATCAAAACCTGTACCGCAACTATTTGCTCCCTTAGGACGACTACCTATACCTAAAAACTTAATGCTTGTTTTGCCAAAAAAATTATATATTGGTTTAAATACTAAAGTCTTTGCAAAAAAATTTGACAACATTACTGCAAAATACATTATAAAGATGTAAAATGATTCATACGATGGCATAAGTATACAATTTGCAAATAATATAATTGGAAATACATATGGCGATGTTCTTGCCAAAGTAGGTATTAATTTAAGACGGTATTCTCTATTCATATTTACCAAAATATTTAAGTAAAAATTTAGAAATATATACTATATACTATATATTAAAAATATAAATAAATATAAGTAAATATAAGTAAATATAAGTAAAAAATATAAAATATAAATATAGAGATTCATAAAATAAATAAATTCATAATAATTTTATAATAATTTACAATGTATGAAAAAGAATCTACAATTATTTTAGGTTGTATAATAATTATTATACTATTCAATAGTTTATATTATCTATTTAACAAATGTACATCATTTAGTGAATTATTTTCAAATAATGATAGTAAACGCGAAAAAATGAAAAAAATTTACAAAAGTGATGACATTTCTGACCCTGATGAAATTATAGTTGATAATCCATATGATGATGATTGCGATGACCCTGATGGCAGTTGTAGTAGTAAACAACTTGATTAACTTTTATTTGCATAATAAAATATATTTATTTTTTAGATTTTGTCTTTGATGTCTTTGATGTCTTTGATGTCTTTGATGTCTTTGATGTCTTTGATGTCTTTGATGCATTTGAATCATTTTTTTTTGTTTTTTGAATATAATTATCATAAAGTTTAATACAATTTATACTTGGTATATCTTTTTTTGTAGATAATCTAGATTCTAATTCACGAATACTTAAATTTTTATTTTTATCAAAAATACATTCACATAATTCTTTACTAATTTTTTTATTTAGTGCTGGTTCTTTTGTAATTACTTTATTAATACATATATTGTTAATTTTATCGTGTAATGGTTTATAATCATATATATCTCCAATAAGACTTTTTGATTTATATTCAGATATTGATGTCGCAACTGAAAATGATTTTGATGCTTTAAAATCTAATAACGATTGTTCTTCTAAACTTAATTCTTTATCATAATTATTAACTCCTTGCAATTTGTTTTTTTTGCTTTGTTTTTTAATTTTATTTTTGCTTTTCACTTGTTTTTGTTTTTTATTTTTTTTTGGCATTGCAATTTTATTTAATAATTTATTTATTTTTTATATTTACTATTCTTATTTATTACAAATATAAAAAAATTTACTAATAATTATTATTTTTATATAGATAATTACATACTCCTAGAAGTATAATTATATATATTATTAAATAACATATGTAATTTATATGTCCGTATATTTCTGCATCTTTTTCAAAATAATAATAAATACTTGGAATAATTAAGCTTTTCAAAAATGTATGTATTAAGTCTGGATGAAATATTTTAATAATATCATCTTTTTCTAATATATATATTATCCATAATACTGGTAAAAAATGCCATAGAAAATTAAATAATGTAAATTTTGGAATAGCTTTATCTCTATCTGCTTTATTTGGTAATTCTTTTTGTAATAATCCTAGCATTAAATCATTAAAATTAAATATTTGAACTAATATAATTACGATAAAATTTACAATAACTAATGGCATAAATATAAAAAATAGTTCTAGTGCATTCATATAATAGGCAAAAATACTTACTATAATTGATAAATTTGATACATATCGAAATGATAATGCAGTTTTAATATAAAATCTCAATGATAGAGTTTTATTTTGTTCTAGCGTTACCATTTTTATTAGGCTTAGTTTTTATATTTATTATTTATTATTTATCAATATTTTTATAGACTATCATAAATACAAATTTATAAATATATCCAGAATAAATATATCTAGAATAAATATATCCAAATTAAATATATCCAAATTAAATATATCCAGAAATAAATAAATATATCTAGAAATAAATATATCTAAATATTAAATAATAAAAAATAAAAATGTCTAGCAAATTATCCAATCCACCTTATCAACCAAATCCACTTTTTAATTCATTGCAAACTGACCCTGATTATCTTTTAACACAATGTGAAGGAAATACAAATCAAACCGGTAATAGTAATGATGTTGATTATTATTTTAATCAGACCTCTCCTTATAAGTTCCCACCATTAATAATTTGCGATGATTCCAAACGTATAAATGCAAATAATGATATTTATCAAAAATATTCAGATGTTATTATTGATGAATGTGGAAATAGATTTAATATTAAAAATTTAAAAGATTCGGCAGGGGTTTTACAAGCTGGATATTCTAAAAATATTGATTTAGATAGTCATTTAAAAAATATTAATTTCTATAATGATAAATGTTTTTATGACAATTGGAAAATGGCACCTAAAATTAGTCCAGACCCTTGCAATGGGTTAAAACGCAATTCGCACGTATTAGTGCCCGATTATACGTCTATGGGCAAACGTTATGATGAATGTATTGGCAATTGTTCTATCAATTCTGAATCTACTTGCAATAATACTCCCCCAACTGATATAAATTGTGAAACTGATGTGCGAAAACGTTATAATTTTAATCATAATAGTTTTAATACTGAGTCTTGTATTAAACCTGCAGAACGTGTATCATTTAAATCTACACCTATTTCTAAAATTAATAATCTAGATAAATATCCTAATACCCAGAGAACAATGGAATTATTAAATACTATTAATTCAGGTATTAATCACGAATATTATAAATTTTTTGATGATACACAGTGTGTACACTTTCCTGCACAAAGATTATTTAATAATAATACTTCTAGAAAGGCAATACCCAATCACCATAATATGTACAATATTGAACCTAAATATTTGGCATAAATTTTTTCTTTTTTATCTTACACAATCTATCCAATTACCCACCAATTGGTTCCATCGCTTTGCACTTTTACAAAATTTACAACATTATAAGTATTTGCACCATCAATTAATGCAGTATCTACAGTATCAATTGTACAAGCAAAAGAATTACTAGTTCTCTTAACTACATAAATACGCCCTTTAATATTAGAACTATTTGTAGGTAAACTAATTGTCACTGTATTAGCGCTAGTATTACATATAACAGTATAATTATTTAAATCCAGAGTTAAATTTGCCGATGTTAAAACAATTGGCAATGATAATGAGCCATTTACACTTAAAACTGATTTGGGAGTAGTTGTATTAATTCCAATTAATCCAGAATCTGCTCCAGAACCGACTACATTTAATCCTGCAGGGTGAATATGAATAATATTGCCGACATAACTAGACAAATCCGAATTTACAGTAATTTGATTATTGAGTGATGGTGAAACACTTACTATTGATACTCTGGATAAAGTGGCATTTTCAACAACTACACATCCACCAATATATAAATTACGTTGTTCAATACTTAAACTACTAAAAATATTATTACTCAATGTAATAATTGTGCCTCCAGATGCAGTTGTAGTTATAGTATTAATTTCTCTATTTGTATTTCTCAATTCAGGTGCAACTTGAAATGTAGATGCCGGTTGTAATATAGATACACCAATATTGCCCTGATGTGTAATACTCATACGACTTTCTATGCCATTACCCGTAGTCTGATTATTTGTCAGTAAATCTATGCGTCCGTCGAGTGCCTTAGTATTACTGTCATTTGACCCACTAATTGCAGATAATACCCTATGTTTAATATCTGGATTTATTGTTTCAGTTATACTTGCAAGACCTCCGAAATATAAATCACTTCTTTCGTCAAATACACTGTATATAATTGGATTGCCCGTTTGGCTATAATTGCTTTGTAATAAGAAATCGCATTCTTTTGCAATATTTTGCGTTGTAGCATGTATCAATGATAATGGTTCATTTTGACCACTGGTTCCGCCCCCAATTCCAATATTACCATTTGACGTTAAACTCATTAATGTATTAAGCACAGTTCCATTATTAACTGATAATTTCATAATACCTTTATTATCCGTATTTGAACCATAATGTGATGTTTCAATACGCCCTAATGTAATAGGCGCATTTAATATATTAGCCGTATCATAGCATTTAAAATTAATACCAGTTGCTCTACTAAATTGCGCATTTTCTTGTGTTAAATTACTTATTGATAATTCTGGAATACTATTAACATTATTTGATAACCCACTTATTTCTAACATTGTTGTTGGTCTAGAAATACCAACCATTAGGTTTCCATAATTATCAATATGACCCTGTATTGAATCACTATTATCAAAATACGTATAAATCGATGGTTTTCTTAATACGGATTGGTATGCCTTACTAACTTCTGGACCAGCATATCCCCTTCTATCAATAGTTATATTAGTATTATTTGATATTGTAATAACTGTAAATTCTATACCTTGACTAAAAACTATAATATCGCCAATAGTCAATTCATTTACAAAATTTGTACCAATTCCTGTAATAGATGCATCATCCCTATATGCAATTAATTCACCACTAAGAATATTATATGGCAAAGGTCTACTACTAAGATTATTTATTTTTCCATCATCATCTATTATAATAGCCTGATTATATGTTGCATTTGCATTGGGACTCAAAAATAAAGATGCCTTTGCTGGTAAATTGGGATTGCCATATCTATATAATTCGCTAATTTCAGAGGACGATAAAATACTTTTATAGAATCGCAATTCATCCATATTTCCCTGAAAATTATTTGTATTATTACTATCCATACAACCAAAATATGTTCTAGCGGTATTATGTTGTATTACACTAATTGTGCCAACTACATCTAATGAATTATCTAATACACCATCAACATAAATATTAATTACACAATTAGATCCAGAGGACAAATCGATTGTTTGCACAATATGATGCCATGTGGAATCATTTATTTTTATATTTCCACTAAGATCAATATATCCACTATCAATACCTACTTTAGAATATAATACTAAATCGTTTGGTGCCGATTCATATAATCCGAATATATATGACCCTACTAAATCAATAGCAACATCAGTGTTTGATACAATTGTATTTATGTTATTATTAAAACGCGTACTTGGAACATTAACCCATACTGAAATAGACATGCTTTGTGGTGCAATTTCTAATAAAGTATTTAATCCATTTTGCGCATTCGATTCAATATATACATAGTCATCAAATCCGTCAAATAAAAGGGAATTATTTACAATACCCGAAACCCAGCAATTCTCAATATCAAAATTATTCAATATACCATTTGTATTAACATAAACTGGCAAATTATTAGTATCCAAATTTGTACTGGCAGATGAATAATCAATAACTTGTGTTCCTTCGGAGTGGTCAAATTTATAAAAGCCTACTAAATTTAACGGTTGGGGATATAAATCATCATATCTCAATGAATTACAACTCTGTATTCGATTTAATGTATTATTAGAACCATCTATAAAATTAATACTTTGTAATGGTTTATTAGTTATTACATGTTGTGATGTATTTTGTATTGTAAGATTACAAGTATTTACAGGATCGCCGAAACTACTGCTTAATTGGCTTTTTATATGCAATGTAGATACTGGTTCATTAATACCTATTCCCATTTGATTTTGATGATTAAATACAAGATTGCAATTACCATCTTCTAGAGCAAATAAATTATGATTATACCCTATTAATTGTTGATAAATTCCCGTATCTTGTAAATCTAGACTTTGATTATCCCATGAAATTACAAATCCATAATCATTGCCCTCAATACTTTGCAAATGCGTTGCAATTTGGTCTCTTTGTTTTAAACCATCGTATTGTGATGTTAAACGCTGTTCCGTAGAAATAAAAGCTCCTGTATCGGTATCTATTAATTGATAATATATACTAGGAATACTACCATTACTCCACGTAATTAATGCATTGCCGTTATTATCAACTGTAACTGCAGATAATGGTCTTTTATAAGCATAAATTGCCGAATTGCCAGTAAAACGGTCTAAATCATTATATAGCGATGTTGTATTTACTTGAATACTCCATAATGCATCAGAAACTTGAGTCATATTTGATTTAAAACAATATGCCATTACATCTTTACTACCAACATCTAGAGTAATATTTGCAGTAGTATCTGTTAAAAAATCAATTGCACCTATTTTTTCGACAATATTACCAACATTTGGATTACTAGATGCTATATTTATTTCTTCGGAAACTAGGAATCTATTTGAAATATTTTGCAATGTTATTATACGTTCTGATGGATATAAAGCTAATATACTCGCAGTTGAACCACTTAGTAATCCATTTACAGTATCATCTATATTGTATAAAGTTGCATCTGCCTGATAACTTCTATAAAACGTTAATACAAAATTACCTAAATTCAAATTTTCAGGGCTAGTATTGCCAACAATATGCTTATTTATTTCGGCGATTGACAATAATCCATCGCTAATACTTGAATATGTCGTATTACCGACTGCTGTTATTGGTATTTCTGCGGATGTGGCAGTTCCATCAGAATTTAGTACACGGAGGGCAATAGTATAACGAGGGTCTGCAGTTGAATCAATTGCCGTCATATATCCAACAACAAAGCCATTAGGATAATAAATATCATCAGAACCTAATCCAGCAACATAAGGATAGCTTCTAGAATAAGGACTGACATCATTAATTTGAAATTTATTGCGAATAATAGTGCTATTAGTATCATCTTGAATTATTGCACAATATATGGCAAATATACCACTACCGCCAGTATCAGCAGACCATACAACAGCATAATTACCATTATAAAGACCCGCACATCGTGGATATACTTGATTACTAGAGGGTGCTACCAATGAATCCAAAATTTTATCCGAATTGCTAAGGGGTTTATTATTGTGATAAACTTGAAAATAAACATTATAACCTGCTCCTGTTTGATTACTACTCCAGACTACAATATAATGATTGGAATTTTGTATCTTATTACCTGCTATTGTAGGAAAAGATTGATTATTCGTTGTAGTTACATTTACTTTGAAATTTGTTCCATATCTAGAACCATCTGACATATATCGTTGTCCATAGACATCAAAGTTATAAGTTGAACCAGCCACATCTTGACTATTCCAGACGATTACATATCCACCCGATTCTAGATATGAAATAGATGGATTTATTTGATATCCTGCTATCTTTTGATTAACTAGAATAACTTTATTATAATTACAATCCAAATCTAGAGATGCAGTTGGTATTTTTTTTTGAATACCTATTGAACCATCCCCTGTTATCCGCATTTTTTCACTACTATTTGTTCTAATTACAATATCACTTGGTGTAGTAGTTTCAATATATGAATAAAATTGCTGAAGTGTATACATTGTTTCTGGAATTGGTATAGATACTGGATTTTCTACAAGTGCCGTTATTTTTGTTTGAAAAGTAAATTGCTGATTATAATAGAATCCAGATGTTGCCGAAAATAATACTGTTAAACCACTATCAAGGGCAATTGGTGTTATAGTATCGCTAATAGGAACATAAATTTGTTGAAATGATACTCCTCCATTATTTGACCATTTAAAAGTATTGGGTGATGCTAAACTGTCAATTTGCAATAGATATACCCGCGTTGTATTACCAGTATAAGTTCCTTGAACTGTAATATTTGATGAATCATTAGTTGCTGTTATAAGTGAACTTAGACCAGTAATAGTATCTAATCTATCAGTTGATGTCCAATATATTTGGCGACCAATATCGGAATATACAAAATCGTGCCCAAAACCAGTATCTATTGAATTTGGACTATATGCGGGTCCATCTAGCCGAACAACAACATTTCCGGTTTGATATGTTAAATATTTTTGAAAAACTGAATTCTTATTATTTGAACCAAAAGAACCAATTGATAATACACATTGGGTTCCATCTCCTAATGTATTACTAGTTTGAATTGTTAAATCGGCTGCGATATTACTTAATATAGTATTTATTGCTATACCATTATATCCATTTTTTGAATTGCTTGAATCTGAAACGGCAACATCTAATTGGTAATCGAGGCTACTTGTTTCTTGATTAATGAGAACATTGCCATTTTCGAACTTTAATACTGGTGCAGAATCTATACTAGTTCCAAATTGAATATCTCCAGTAGTAGAAATAAAACTAATTACATCACTACTAACAAAATACATATCGCCAGAGTTTACATTAAAATTATTAAAAGATTCGAGATTTAAATTTTGCGTTTGAAGATTTGCTGGGGTTCCATCTGGAGAAACACCTATATTTATATCAGAACCTTTGGATAATAAATTTATTTCACCATTGGATGTATTCATATTAATACCACCTGTTCCTGCAGTTTGCAATATGCCACCATTTTCGTTTATAGCCTCAATTGTAACAGCATTAGCATAGTTGCCATCACTACTAATGGTTATTACACCTACATCGGAACTTATATTTATATTACCTGTTTCGGATCTGGTAACAATATCATTATTGACATTAAGAGTATATTTATTATTTGAATTAATTGTATAAAAAGATGATACGCATTTATAATCTGCACCACTGGTAAAATTTAAATTACCAAAATTATTTACAAGTGAAAGCGTTTTGGCTGGTTGCGACATTATATACTCTAAATATAATTTCTAATATCTAATAATATATACTATACTTAGAATATTGTATTAATTTTTAAACTGGTATTTTTAATGTTTAATATATATATTTATTATTTTTGTTTATTTATTGTTTTTGTTTAAGTATTATTTTTTAACTAGTTCATAAATATACAATAAAAATCAAATTATATATTAGATATATATATTTGAAAATATAAATAGAAAAATATTCAATAATAATAATTTCTAATTAATTTAATAAAGAATATACCAATATACCAATATACCATAAATATATAAATATATAAATATATAAAAAAATGCCACAAGCAGGATTGTTAGAACTAGTAGCACATGGAGTTCAAGATATTTTTTTAATAGGAAATCCACAAATAACATTTTTTAAAGTAGTTTATAAAAGGCATACCAATTTTTCAATGGAATCTTATCAACTTAGTTATGATGCAACTCCTACGTGGGATAATAAAACTACATTTTCTATAACGCATTATGCTGATTTAATGCATACTATGATTCTTGAAACCGATTTGCCACAATTATATTCTATTACAACCAGTGATCCATTATGGGGAGGACTCGCCAGTGATTTTAATATTGGAAAGGGTGATATAAGTTGGGTAAATAATACAGGACATGCATTAGTATCATATTATGACCTTACTATTGGAAAACAACGTATAGATAGACAATATAGCGAATGGATGGAAATCTGGACACAATTAAGTCAAAGTGAATCTAAAAAACGCGGTCTAGATTTAATGTTAAACCGCAATGACAATTTAATAGTTAATGCGGGACCCCTAACCACCTATATACCCCTACAATTTTGGTTTTGCCGTAATATTGGTCTAGCGCTACCATTAGTTGCTCTAACGTATCATGAGGTGCAACTTGAGGTAAATTTTAGACAATTTAATCAAATGTATACTTTTGGAACAAATAATTATTATACTGCAACAAGTGATGGTACTAATATACTTAGCGTATATAAAACATATGCAAATACTCCAGACCTTGATGATACCTCAAAGGCAAAAATTGTTGTATTTCAAATTGATGGTGCTCAATATTTTATTAATCCAGTTGCAACTATTGGTGGTGGTGGTCAAACAGGTCAAATTGGTTCTCCATATTTACTTCAAATGGTAAGAACTATACCAGTTGGATATACAAATACTACTATATATATTAAACCAAATGGTGCTGTTGATACAACAAAAAATACAAATATTACAGAGGCAAGATTATATGTTGATTATATATACCTTGATACAATAGAACAAAGAGAATTTGCCAATGCAAAACATCGTTATCTTATTGAGCAATTACAATATAGTGGCTCTCAAACAATTAATGCAAATTCTTTAACAAATCGTTTGAGATTAAATTTTAATCTACCTGTAAAAGAATTATTCTGGGTAAATCAATTGGATGATGTATTTATAACTAATGACCTATTTAATTTTTCTAATACTGTTGACCCTATTGTTCCGCAGAATAATATTATTGCAAGTGCGATTATATATATTAATGGTATTGAACGCTTTAGTGTTAGAGATGGTAATTATTTTCGTTTAATACAACCTTATCAGAAACATACTAGAAGTCCTAATGGGTTTATTTATATATATGCATTTAGTGTTAAACCAGAAGAACATCAACCTAGCGGATGCAGTAATTTTTCAAAAATAGATACAAAAGAATTATTTTTAAATATTCAACCCAATACTAGAACACAACAATTGCGAGTATATGCATTAAATTATAATATTTTGCGTATTTATAATGGTATGGGTGGTGTAGCATTTAGTTCTTAAAAAAATATATGTATTTGAAATTATTTTTATATTTTTATATTTTTATAAAATTATTTTTTATTTTTTAGTATATCTAAATTTTAGTTTATAAAATTTTTATTATATCAAAAAAATTATTTTATATATAAATATTATAAGCCTATTATAAGTTAAATTTTATAAATCTAAATTTTTTAAAAATGATTTCTCCTAATAAAAATACATTAACAAAATTTAATATAACATGTATAATATTATTTGTTATTATTACAATAGTATTTACAGTTGGTTATGCGTCTCAACCACTCATTACGGCATCACAAACTATAACTATTCCGCCATCTGATGGTGTAATTACAACAATGTCTGCTACAGAAATACTAAATTTTAATTCTTTATTGATTTCATCTAATAATAATTCTAGTGTAGATTATAGCAATTCATCTAGTAGTATTAAACTAATGTTTACAAGTTTATATTCATTATGTATTAGCTCAACAGTTTTGTTAGCATTAGGTATAATATTAGCATTGTTTAAAAAAATATTTATTAGTAAAATAGTTTTACTAATTGCATTAATAATTATGTTAATTATGTTTATTTTACTAACTATAATTTATTTAACTATATCTATTGCTAGTATTGGTACTAATTATTTTACAAGCTTTATTACTAATTATATTGTTTCATATATTAAAGATAAGGTTAAAGATTTACCAGAGAGCATTCAACCATCTATTATTGAACCATCTATTAAAAATATAATTAATTATAATTCTGGATATATGTTAATATCTATTGCAACATTATTATTATTTATTACCCATATGATTTATATGTATTTTGGTTAAACTATTTATTTTTTACATATTTTACATAATTTGCATAATTAATATTATAATAATTTCGTTTTTTTAGTTTTCATCATTTATATCATTATAGTAAACACGTATTAAAACATATATTTTGCATAATGGAAAATACAAATATTTTTACTAATATTGCAAATAAATTAAAATCATTTTTGGCAAAACCTAATGATGAAAATAATATAGATATACAAAAAACTTTTTCTAGTGAGAATGTTGATATTTTACCTATTATTAAAATAATTCTAGGTCTGTCAAAAGAATTTCCTAATAATATATTAAATTCTAAATTGGGGCACAAATATAATGAATTAGAATTTTTTCAATCAAATCAAGATAGTAATAGTTCCAATAGTAGTTCCAATAATAGTGCATTATTTGAAAAATTTAATCGCACCAGAACTAAAATAGGTAAAACACTTTTACAATCTATCATATTAGAACCAAATATAGATACTGTGGATACTGTGGATACTGTGGATACTGTGGATACTGTGGATACTGTAAATACTGTAAAAAATGTAAATAAACTAGATATTTTAAAAGAAAGGCAAAAAATTGCAACTAGTTTTATGAATAATCCTAAATTAAATGATATTTGCAAAATTTTAGAAAATTGTTCGCAAATTGAAAAAGATATTCTAGCTATGCAAATTGATGATAGTCCAGAAATGTTAGAAGTCTATAAAGTAGTATTTTTCCAATTCTTGCCATTGCAAAAATTTAATTATAATGAAACATTTTTAAAATTGTTTTATTATTTCATTATTATATTTAGTCCCGCATATGGAGCTGTCGCACCATTTATATTTATGTTTGCCCCATATATATTTATGCGATATATATTAAAAGTTCCATTGCCATTTGATGTATTTTGGACGATAACGAAAAATATGATATTAGGTGGAACAGGTTTTTTTTCAACTCTGGGCAAAATTTTAAACAGTGGATTAGTAAAGGTTTCTGAAGGTATGGTTGGGGGAGGTGATGGCAATGGGGGTAATGGCAATGGGAGTAATGCCAGTAGTAGCTTTAGTATTAAAAGTGTAATTATGTCTTTGGCTAGGTGGCTAGTTGCATTTATGAATAGCTCTGGAGGTACATATTTATATGTAAGTTTTCTTGTATTTACATATTTATACGGTATATATAATAGTTTTCAAGTAAGTATAACATATAATAAAGTAATTAATATGTTTCATAGCAGATTAAATGTTATTTCTAAATGGTTAAAAGGAACTATAGAACTTTATAAAATGGGTCTGGGATTTGAGTTTCCAGAATTAAAAACTACAATTGAAAAAATTAAGATTATGTTGTCTAATTCTACAATAATTAATCTTTTAAATCATTCTACATTCAATAATGAACCCAGCCTATTTTCCAATAAGGGTATTATTATTAAAACCTTTAAAGAATTCTTAGATATGAAAAAGATTCTAGAACCATTTATTATTTATATATCACATATAGATGTTTGGAGTAGTATTGGAAAATGGTTGCAAGAGGGTAAAGAGGGCAATGGGGTCAATGGTGTTCGTAGTATTTGCAATTTTATAACTGAAAGCGATATTCCTATAATAAAAGGTTCCGATGTCTGGAATATTTGCTGTTCGTTGCCAGTATATAATGATATTGCTTTAGGTGTTAATACTGCTACGAAAACCAATACTAATACTAATACTCTAGATGATATTAAATTTAATAATTTATTAATAACTGGACCCAATGGTTCGGGTAAATCAACGTATATTAAATCAATTATTGAATGTATTATATTGGGTCAAACTATAGGTGTTGTTCCAGCTAGAGAATTCGCATTTACACCATTTACAAATATTGCTACTTATTTGAATATTCCTGATTGTCAAGGTAAAGAAAGTCTATTCCAAGCAGAAATGAATAGATGTTATCAACAATTGCAAATATTAGATAAAGCAGAGGCAAAGGGGGATTTTAGCTTTAATATTATGGATGAAATATTTGTTTCTACAAACTATCAAGAAGGTATGAGCGGAGCATATGCTATTATTAAAAATATGTGTAAAATGAAAAAATGTATGAATATTATTACAACACATTTTGATGTATTGGCAGGAATGGATGAAGTATGTGTATCTAAGAAATATTTTGATATTGAAATAGATGAAAATGATAATATTAAAGGTGATTATAAAATAAGAAATGGTGTTAGCAAAAAACATTTGGCATTGAAATTATTAAAAAATAAGGGATTTGATGCATCAATTATAAATGATGCTGAATATATGTATGAAAAATTGCAAGGGGTAAAGAAAGATGCGGTGGTAGATGTTGTTGATACGGTGGTAGATTCGGTGGTAGATACGGTAGTAGATACGGTAATAGATACGGTTGTAAATACTGTTGATGTAGGTAAAGCTGAAAAAGCTAGTGTAGAAGAAGAATCTGATATGATGGAAGATGAAAAAGATGAAAAAATAGTTATGAATAAATAAAATAGGAAAAAAACTAATAGGAAAAAAACTAATATAAAAAATATTAACAAATAATAAATAATAAATAATAAATAATAAATAGAAATAGAATGTCAAATCTTATTCAATCTATATTAGTAAATCCCCAATATACTACCAATAACATAGATACGCAACAAGCTGGATTTTATCAAATTTCGCCTAATAATAGCAATCTTGCATTGCGTGTAAATTATTCTAATATTGGGCTTAGTGGTGAAATTCGATTAAATACTAATGTAATGCCCAATGTTTTCCAAGGTAATAATGGTTCTGCATGGGTTAATTTTAATGCCACACAGGGACCACAGGGTATAGCAGGTAAAGATTTTACAAATGCTGTTAATTTTAATAATCTAGGTTCAAATATAGTTGTTGGTGATGTTGTTCCTCTAGCTAGTATATTTGCCACAACATATGCTAATGTTGCTGTAGATATTAGTAATGTAAATATTCGCAGTTTACAAGGGGGTAATTATACAATAAATAGTAATTTAACAGTAGATAGTATGATTTTAACCCAGAATAGCAATGTAATTACTCTTACATCTCAACCTATACCATATTCTTGGGATTTTACAACTGCTAAAAATACTGTTCCTTATCTAAAAAATGCAAGTGTTGATACATTAAATTATGGCTGGGGTGAAACATCTAGCTGGATAGTTAAACAAGGAGCAAGTATTTTAAAAGGTCAAGCAGTAAGATTAGACAGAGATTCTGTTAGTTCAAGTAATATTGTAATTACACCTATTACATATACTACATTAGCAGGAGCAAATCCATTTAACACACCGTTTAATATTCTAGGTATTGCTACCGAAACGGCATCTAGTGGGGAAACTTGTGTTGTTTGTACCAAAGGTATTACTACTGTATTATGTACTAATCAGATTGCAAGTGGTTTTTCTCCAACTATTGATATACCATTTGTTGGGGCTTATGGTATTGTAGGTCAAAATGGAGGAATATTCTGTGTAACTCAAGTTCCAACTGTTGAATACATAAAGGCAGGATATTTTTTAGAAAGTGGTTTAGGTTTGGCAAATTCTGGTAATTATGCATTATTTTATTGCAATTTTTAAAGCCTATTGACACGAGGGGTCATTACAACTAACATACGGTGGACACCATGTTCCACTAGGACACTCTTTCCAATATCCAGAATATGCAGGATAATAACCATATGGACGCCAATTTCCCCAATCGCGTAAATATGAACGATTCCATCCCCATCTACCACCATAACCACCACGACCACCATAAATACTACGACCACCCCAACCGCCACCCCAACTACCATGACCACCCCAACCTCTATATGGATAAAATCCTTCACTCGATTGAAAATACATTAAATATACTAATGCACATATTGCAATAATTGATACTATATATGAAAGACACATATTGAATATAATTATGATTATGTTTATGATTATGATTTTATTTTATATTTTATCTAGATAATTATTTTTCTAGATAATTATTTTTCTATATAATAAATTTTTCTAAATAATATATAAACTATAATCAACAAAAAAAATATATTATTACTATAATAATACTAATAATAAATATATTTTATAAAATACTATAAATATCAACTAATACATAAAATACATATATAATTTTAAAATGAATGTTCCTAATCTTGGTAAATATGCAAGTGTATGCGATCTTCCATACACTACGCAAAAAATTAATTACAATCGCGGATATGGTAATGTTGTAATACATGAGGTCAAAGGTGATAATACTGTTTTAACTAATATTACTAAATATAACCGCATAGACCCTTTGCAAATGCCTTTTGCAAATCATCTACCTAATGCTGTTTCTGGAAATACATATCAAATGTTTAATCCTGAGACAACTATTGCATGGGCTGATAAAAGATTTAATCAATAAATATATTTTTTTTTAATTTTATTTTTATTTTAAAGTTTAATATTTTAAAGTTTAATATTTTATAGTTTAATATTTTAGTATTTTATTTTAATTTTTTATATATATAATTTATAAAGATAAAGTAATATCACATAAAGTAATATAAAAAAGTATTACAAACATCATGGCTTCTATTGAAAATAAAAAACCTATAAATCATAAATATTCTGATGAAAAACAAGAAGTTAACCAATTTTATGATAAATATACCACAGAAAATGAAAATAAATACATTGATGAATTTAATACTAATACTGGAAAATCAAAATCACCAGTAGATATAAAAAAATTAAATTTTTTTACTGGTGATGAAAATGATAATGAATTATTAGAATTATTTAGTTCATATATAAAAAATACTGCTTTTGAATCTATATTAGTTCCAGCATTAGATGAAAATTATGCTGAAGAAATTGCTAAACAAATTAATATTGAAGAGAAAAATAAAGTAGCAATATTTAAATATAATTTATTTTTATACAATATTAATAACTTTTTAAATAAGTTTACAGAAGATGTTAATTTTAATGGTAAACCTATTAAAGCGAAAATGAAAATATTTATAGATGATCTGGATAAACAGATTACAAAGTTAAAAACAAAATACGGTGTAAGTGGTTTAATAGAACAAAAAGTAAGTAGCAATATTGAGTCTAAATTTGAAAGGATGGTTATGTACATTCCAAAACTATTATCTCAAAAAAAATCATCAATAGATAGTTTAAAAGGTGGTTCTACTATTTCTGTTCCTGTTCCTAGACTTTTTAAAAAAGCAGTAAACACAGTAATAGCAGCAAAATCTATCCTACCAGAAAATATAAAAAAAATACATACTCTAAAAACAATTGAAAGTAATAACCCAAAATTAATTAAAGATAATTTTATATCTAATGATGATCTTTGGAAAACTGTTTTAAATTCTGAGAAAAACAAATATTATGGATTTAATACTAATACACCTACATTAAAAACTAATAATACTGGTACTAGTATATCATATACATTACAAGATAATCATACAGAAATCCAAGATTATTTAAATAAATGCAATGAATTACAAATATTTTATATTAAAAAACATTTTGAATTAATCAATATTTTTAAAAGAATGAAACTATTTATTGATTTAAATGTTAAAATTAATGAAATTATTTCAAAATTACTTAATCCAGATTATTTAAAACAACATCAAGGAAAAGATGCACCCATTCAAATACCTATTGATATGATAAAAGAATTAGGTAAAAAATTAAAACAACAAGGTGATATAAGTAAAATTGCTGAAAAAGAATTAAGTTCAAGAAGAGGATCACAAAACTTAAATGGAGGGTCATTTGGCACTGTATTAAATAGTAATGATGAAGAAGAAAATGAAAGTGGCGGTGAAAGTAGTGTTTTTAAATTTAGAAGCAGTAATAATGTATCATCTGAGTCTAGTACAGTTGAATCTAATCCTTTCATTTTATCTAAAGATGTAATTAAGGATATTTTAAAGAATGAAAAAAATAAAAGTAGTGACGAAAGTCTTGATGAAGGTCAAACAATTTATTTAACAATAGGTGATGATAATATAATGATGACTGTAAAAAATGTAACTGCTGATAATTATGAATTTAATAATGTAATGGTTTCTAATGGTAAAAATAAAACTGATGTATTTGATAAAATTAAAGATAATACAGATGAAATAACACTTGATTTTGTTGAAAATTTAGTTGATGTTGAATCATTTGAAGTTTTACAAGTTATTAAAACTATTCAATTACTTAATGAACAATCATTAAAAGCAATTTTAGGTCAAAATGGTCAAACTTTAGAAACAATTATTAGAGAATATGAAGAAAATATGAATGAAATTAAAAATTTTGATAAAATTAAAGATAAAGAACCTAATAATAATAATGGTTGGGAATCCTTTAATTCTAAAAATACTAAAGATTTCTATTTTAATAATTTAAATGATTTAGGTGAGCCAAAATCTACAGACGAAATAACAGAAATACAATCAGCTATTTATAAATGTTATGATTTACAAATTTTATATTTAATAAAACATTTGGAAATTATTGAAATGTATAAAATGGTATATTATTTTGATGATATGTTAACTAAAAAAATAGGTGTATTATTTTTTATTTTATCATTATATGAAAAATATAAAATTAATGTTAAGAATAAGCCTATTAGTGTAGATATACGTAAAATATTGCAGGATGTACCTCAAATGTTGCAAGATAACGCTAAAACAACAAAGGCTACTAAGGCTACTATGGCTGGTGGTAGTAGTACTGTTCCAAAAACACAAACACTGAATAAAATAAAAACAGATGCTGTAATGAAATATAATAAAAATATGAAATTAATTGAAAACATTATTGACGGAATAGATGACTCTAATATGGCTAAATTAACATATGACAAATTACAAACAGATTATACGCAAATAACAACAAACCCAACAAACCCAATAAAACCTGAAGACAATTCTACTATTATAAACAAATTCAATATATTAATTGATTATTTTAAAAAATTCAAGAAAAAATTTGATAACGATGAAAATATAGATAATCCTGATACTTTTAATAAATATGGATATGCTGATAAATTATTATTTGAAATATTAAAACAATATATACTTGTATTATTATCAATTACTAACTCTGATAAAAGTCCAGATGACAAATCAAAATTAGAAAAATTTAAACTGTTTACTAAAATTTACTATGATATTGAAAAATATAAAGTTGATATTGATATAAGTCGTTCTCAAGTAAAAAAAAACCGTTCATCTTATGGAGTTGTTAAAATTGGTCAATTTAGTAGAGAAGATTTTACTATTATAGATCAAATGCTTTCTAAATTTCATAAATCATTTAAAAATAAATATATAAAAGAGGAATTAGAAAAAGACAAAATACCTAGCGAAACAGGTTATGCATTGTCCTCTAAATTTCCTGAAACATATAATGAAATTTTAGTATTAAAAACAAATTTAGAAAAAATTCAAAAAATAAATGTACCAGATGAACAATCTAAAGAAGTTGTTGATAAATTAGGAGATGAATATGCAAAAATATTTGGTGTTGATTCCGAAGATTCTAAAAAAGGATATTTAAATTTAGAATATATAGTTAATGCAATTAACGCAAATAAAGACTTTAATGATACAATTCCAGATACACCTAAAAAAGATCCATCTACTACAGTCGCTAATGTTAAAAGATTTTCAAAAGATTATAAATTAGATTTTTTGAATTTACTACACGACACATATTTAACTGATGCTACTATTAAATTATTAAGTTCAACTGTTCCAGAGAACAAAATGAAGTCAGAAATTGAAATACTTACAGGATTAATTAAAAAAGTAAAATATAAAGATGATAAGGCTACCAAATCAAATCCATATCCAAATCCATATTATATTACTAAAGGTGCATATGATGCTTTAAATTTAAAATTAGTTGAAATAAAAATAAAAGCAGATGCAGATAGATTAAGAAAGGAACAAGAAGCACGAGAAAAAGCTGAAGCTAAAAGACTAGAAAATGAAAGACTAGCAGAAGAGAAAAGACTAGCAGAAGAGAAAAGAAAGGAAGCAGAAAGGATAGCTGAAGAGACAAGACTAGCTGAATTAAAAAGAAAGGAAGAAGAAGAAAGACAAGCAAAATTACGTAGAGAACAAGAAGAACTTGAACGCATAGCTAGAGAAAAAGAAGATGCAGTTAAAAACACATTAGGATATTTAAAACGAACAGATAACAATTATAAAGTTATAATTGGACATTTAGAAAATTTTAATAGAGCATTTGAAAATTCACCTAGTTTATTAAATGATATAAAGGCTGAAAAAACTGAAGATAACCAATTACTTTTAAAACTTATAGATAAATATAAAGCTTTAGCATATTATACTGAAGTTGTACAACAAAATAAACTAGATACTGATAATGTTGATGTACCTAAATATAATACAGAATTTACTAAATTTGTAGCAGATAATAATGTTAATATTATGAAATTTATTCCATTAATATCTGATTTTAATGAAATTATACTTGGATTGGCTAGAGTAATTAAAAGAATAAAACCATTAAGACAAAACAATATAACTTTTCCACAAGATTATAATACTTATACATTCAGAAATTTTTTTAACAAGGGTGAACAAGTCCCTGTTCCTGAAGAACTAGTTGAGGAAGAACTAGGCGAAGGAGGAGATTTACAGATTATGAAAGGAGGATATAATTATTCTGATATAATTACAGTTAATCCTAATAAAACTATTAGTATACCATTAAATTGCAATGCTCAAATAACATCAGAAAAATTAAATGAGTATGGACCATTTACTGCTATTTATCCACCACAATATAATAATTTTCATATTTATGTAAATATGTTTGGTGAAAATACATTAAGTGAATATTTAGATGGAGATAAACCAAATCAGGAGTTTTTACCAACACAGAATTTTAAACAAAGTATTGATGATACAAAATTACAAAAAAAAAATGGAAATCAATTGATAGATGATAATACAAATAGAACTTTTCTACCAGTAACTAATGAATATCAAAATTTAATGAAAAAATTAGCAAATGGTGGTAGTGTTGTAATATTTGGATATGGTTTTTCTGGTTCAGGTAAAACTTATATTTTAATTGAAGGGTCTAGAGGTGAAGGTAAACCATATGATCCTTCAATTCTAGAACAATTTATTAAAGATAATGGTGTTTTAATTAAAAATGTAGAATTTATGGAAATATATCCATATGGTGATTTTGATGACAAAGATCATATGAAAATTTATTGTAGTGATGAGAAACTTGATAGTTTTAATAAAGATGGTCAAAAAATAGCAAAAGCAGAATCTATAAATATTAATTTATTAAAACAATATTTTATTCGATCTGGGGATCCTAGTGAAACAGTTAGTGAATATAATAATGAAAGAATAAATGATATGATTGGTATTACAGATAGAGGTGAAAAATATAATTTATATGATAATATCCCTGAAGAAAATGCAACATATGACAAAATAAGAAAAAGAATTGATATATTGACAGAACATCGTATTAATAAATTAAGAGTTCTAGCTACACCAAATAATAATACTAGTAGTAGAAGCTTTTTACAAATTACAATTAATCTGAAAAATAATGGTAGATTAGTTTTATTTGATATGCCTGGAACAGAAAATACTGTAAGAATTAAAACTGAATTTTTTGGGAATGAAATATTTGGACAAATTCAAAATCCAACAGTAAAACAAAATGATATAAAAGGTTCAGAGTCTTATTATAGTGCAAGCAAAATAGATATAGATGGTTATGAAGGAACTTCAACAAAAAAAGAATTTGATAAATTAAAAAACTATGATACTAATTTAAGAAAAACAAATCCTAGTATTAATTTATCAACACGAATTGTAAGTGATAAAACACTATTTTTTTATTATGTAAATATAACCTTTTACAATAATAGAATATATTCAATTAAAAAAATAAATGATTTTAAAGAAGATACTGTCATAACTACTAGTTCCACAATTACTTTTAAAACACATTTGGATGTATTCTTTAAATATTTTATTTTAAAAAGAAATGAATTTAAAGAATGTAAAATACACTTTGATCATGATGAAGAAATTTCTAAAATTGGATTAGAATTAGCTTTATTTTTAAATGGTAAAGATAAATTAAAATTTAGTGAATTAGATAATGGTGATGAAATATTCTTTTTATCAGATGAACAATACAAATTAATATATGATTCAATAATATTATTATTGAACAAAAAAGATATAAAAAATGGTAACGAAATAGCTAAATATTTTAGTTATAAATTGAATGATAATTGTAAAGTTGAATATACAGTTGGTACACCTTTGACAGAGGAAGAAATAAAAGATATAGAAGCAATATTTGGTATTGGAATAACTGGTGATATCAATGGAAATAAGTTTATAGATAATATTATATCTAATAGTATTAAAATTCCAGAGCTAGGTATAGAATTAGATACTACAGTAAGTACAACTAAAAAACCTACAAAACAAATTATCTATTTTGCAAATCCTCTAGTTAAATATTTAATATTAATATTAAGTTATATTGAATCTAAACTATATATATTTAGTACACAAACTAAAAAATATACAACAGTTCATAACTATGATAGATTAAAATATAGATCTGGTGTATTTATAATGTACAAATACATTAACTTTATTGTTAAACAAGGTCGTGATATAGTAACTACTCTAGAACATCTTAAATTTTTCTTTTTATCCAAAGCAAATGGTATAGAGGATTATAATGCTAAATATCCTTTAAGAGCATTTGTTTGTAAATCTACTGATGAATGTTCCGAATTAATTAAAAGTAATAATAAAAAGTATACTGTTGAAACTAAAATAAAATATGGTAAATCTAATGAATCTATAAGTTTATTTGAAACAGTATATTTTGGTAATATGGAAAAATTTCAACTATTGTCAGTATTACAAGATTTAGCATTATCAGAACGTAATCTAAATAACTTAGATAGAAAACCAGTTGGTGATAAATTTACATTAAATTTAGCAAAACCTGTTATTGGACAAGAAGGTGTTGATACTAAGAAAAAGCAAGCCATTTTTATTATGTTTACTAATATAAAAATTTTTAGAGATGATAATGATGGTGATAATGCTATGTTTGAGAATCCAAAATCAAAAGAATACCAAACAATGCAAAATAATTTGCCACAAATTTGTAATGCTGAATTTGACACTCTAGAATTTGCACATAGTATTTCTTCTAAAAAAAATATACAAGTAAGACCATTAGTAGCAAGTGGTGGTTATAGAAAACGGAAAAATCAATACAAACAGATATTATCAAATCTTACAAATAAACAGAAAAATAAACAAAATAATAAACAAAATATTAAACGTTTTTCAAGTATGAAGAATATTTTGAAAAATAACAAACTATTTTCAACTAAAACAAAAAAAAATAAAGTATAATCTTTCTTTCTATATTTTTCAAATTTTTTCTTATTTATTAATAATACTAATATATATTATTACTACTACTACTACTACTACTACTACTACTACCACTACTACTACAACTACTACAACAACTACTACTATAAAACATAATTTAAAAAATAATTATACAACATGCCAGTCAAACGCGTTAAAACTAAAAAGACTATGCAAAAGCACAAAATGAAACAATCCTCTGGTATGAACCAACCACATAAACTAATTGACCTTATAGCAATGATTAGCCAAGCTAGTGCAAATAGAACTAAATCCAAGTCGAATTTACCAGCTAGATTAATGAAAATGAATACTCCAAGGTCAAGTATGATGTTGCGTATGCAAAAACCTACATCATATTCAAAATCTGTTAGTAGTTCTTATTCTAGTGTTATGCATAATGGGCATATACATAAACAAGGTAAGCAAGTTATTAATAATTCAACAAACCCTTTTATTCAGATTAATGAAATGCAAAATGGTCAAGTGGCACAATATATTGTTCCAAAATCAACTATTTCACAACCTAGCAGTCTATCATTTCAATTATCTACTATGGCAAAACCCAAGAAATCTAAGAAAGCCATGAAATCTAAGAAATCCAAGAAATCCAAGAAATCCAAGAATTAAATATTACATTTTTAATATTTTTAATATTTTTATCAATTTACCAATTTGCCATTTGCCATTTGCCAATATAGAAAATTTTAAATAGAAAATTTTAATTTTCTAGAAATTAATTATTATTTTTATAAAAAATAATTATTATTTTAATAAAAATATATAATTAAATATTAAATATTTAGTATTTTTTTCTAAAAAAATAATATCATAAATATTTTAATATATACAAAATACATAAATTATTTTTTAAAAAAATTAATTTCTAGAAAATTATTATAGATACATAATATAATATACTATATAATATTTAATAATCATTATGTCTAATTTACAAAAAACTGTAACTATTGTTTTAGCTGTTCTAGCTATTATAGCAATTGGCTATTTAATTATGTCATATAATTCTGAAAGCACTGCTCCTGAACAGTATCAAATGATGCCTCCACCTATGATGATGATGGAAGGTTTCGAGTCGTCAGCACCTGCCGATGCAGTATCTGTTGGTTCTGGTGCTATGCCAAATATGTCTAGCAATCAGCAAAATGTTGATGCTAGTGAAAGTATTGAATTTATAGAACAACCTCAAGGATTAATGCAACAGGGCGGAACTGGTTCGCAAATGAATCAACTCCCCTCGGAATGCTACCCTAAGGATGTTCTTTCTAGTGCTGACCTTTTGCCCCGTGATGCCAATTCTCTCTGGGCTCAAGTTAGTCCATCCGGTCAAGGCAGTCTTGCTGACCAGAACTTTTTGACTTCTGGATTTCATATTGGTATCAATACTGTTGGGCAAACTCTCCGTAATGCCAACCGTCAACTCCGTAGTGAACCTCTTAATCCCCAAGTAAAAGTTAGCCCATGGCAACAAACTACTATCGAGCCAGATATTAACCGTCGTCCATTGGAAATTGAAGGCAATTTGTAAATTATTTTCATATTTATATCTTTTTTAACAGTTTTATTTATTTTCATATTTATTTTCATATTTATTTTCATATTTTCATATTTATTTTCATATTTACATATATTTATTTTATGCAATTATATTAGTAAAGAAATAATCATATCGCATATCGCATATCGCATATCGCATATCGCATAGCACACACAATGGTAAAAATTGATAAATTAGCAAAATATACAAGACATCCATCAAAGGCGAAAAAACTAGCTAAACAAATTAAAAAAATACAAAAATCTCAACAAGTTGGCATAGATTCATATAAAAAAAAATTAATAAAACGCAAAGATACTAAATATAAAATTATTAAAAAAAGTTTAACTAGTAAACTTAAAAGTAGGAAATCTACAACTAAGAAATCTGCAACTAAGAAATCTACAACTAAGAAACTTTTATCCAAACTAACTAATATTATATATAATAAAAAAATTATTCAACCAGATGTTATAAATATTCCAGAAATGGAAAAAAATATAGAAATTGCAACTGTAGATTCCCAACCACAGCAAGTAGTACCCCAAGCACAGCAAGTAGTACCCCAAGCACAACAAGTAATTGCCCAACCACAGCAAGTAGTACCCCAACCACAACAAGTATTCCAAGATTACGCAATAGCAATACCCAGTTATAAGCGTTCAGATATAATTCAGACACATACTCTAGCAGTATTAAATAGACACAATATTAAGCCAGAACATATTACTATATTTGTAGCAAATCAAGAAGAATACGATATATATATCAACTCTGTGCCAAAATTTCTTTATAATAATATTGTAATTGGCTTATTAGGACTTAAAAATCAGCGTAATTTTATTACAAAATATTATCCAGAGGGAAACAATATTGTTGAAATGGATGATGATATAAAAAATATAATGCAATTGGTTGTTAAAAAAGATACTACTAAAACGACGAAAAAGACTGTTAAACCAATAGAAGATTTAGATGCTTTTATAAGACGTGCGTTTGAAATGTGTATTGAAAGTAATATATTCTTATGGGGTGTTTATCCTCTAGTCAATCCACATTTTATGACATATAAGATTACTACCGATTTGCGATTTATTGTTGGTCCAATGTGGGGAATGATTAACCGACATCGCAAAGATTTACAACTCACAGTCGATGAAAAGGAAAATTCTGAAAGAACTTTACAATTCTGGGTAGCTGATGGCGCAGTATTAAGATTTAATAATGTAGGTATAGAAACAAAATACTATAAAAATAAAGGCGGAATGCAATCAGAAGGTAAGGATAGAAAACAAGAAGCCCTTAAATCTGTTTATTATTTGAATAAAATGTATCCTACATTAACAAAAATTTCTCTAAAGAAGAAAAATGGTATGCCAGAGATAAAAATGAATCGCAAAAAAACATAGATATTTTAATTATTTTTATTATTTTATTTTTTTCTAATTACATATTAAATAGATACTTAGAAAATTTGGTTTTTATTTCAAAAATGGGTATAGTAAGAAAGAAATATTTAAGTAAAAAGCAAAATGGTGGTAGTGCTCCAAAACCGGAAAAAGTAAAAGGTGGTCTTGGAGCCACTGGTAGAGTTCTTTATAAAGCCGGAATTAAAGCAAAAAATTTTGGAGTTGAAGCAGGTAAAGCAGTAGGTGCAGTGGTTGTTGCACCATTAAAAATAGCAAGTGCTGGTGTTGGTGTAGCTGCCGGAATTGTTAAAAGTATTCCATCTGGATTAAAAGCTGTAGGTAAAACTGCGTTTAAAGCACCTATGTTAGCATATAGTTCTTATAATGCTTTAAAATCTAAACAAAAACTAAGAGAAAAATTAGGAGTTGACCATCCTGCAAGTGAAATTGCATTGGAAAAATTTGCAGCAAGAAAAAAAGAAATTAATAAAGATTATGAAAACAAACTCAAACAAATCAAAATTGGTTCGATGTCTGGAACAAACTTGTGGGGTAGACAAAAAACAAAAACACAATTAAACAAAGAAACACAGAATCAAAAAGAAGAAGTAGACAAAAAAACAAAACAACTTGAATATAATAAAAATAGACAAACAGAAAGATTATTAAGCGAATTAAAACAATTTCATCGTAAAAAAAGTTTAGGAGGCGTATCAGAATATAAAACATCTTGGAGTTTATTAGGTAGAAGAAGTAAAAAAGGTGAAACTACCGGTTATACAGAACTTACAAAATCAGTAACACCTACTGGTAAAGCTAATGAAGATTTTACACAAACTTTAACACAAGCACAAACTAATTTGGCAAAATCTTATGAACAAGGTAAAAAGAGGGCACGGGAAAAAGTTAAAGAGTTTAAGAAAAAGGATGTTAATTATAAAGCTTTAGAAGACAATGTTGTCAAGAAAAAAGGAGAACTAAATAATAAAACTAATGCGTATGAAAATGCTAAAACACAATATCAGACAAATCAAACTGCTTTATTAAAGTTAGAACTAACAGACCCACTATATTTTAAAACAAAAATAGACTTAGATAAACAAAAAATCTTATTAGATAGAGCACGTACTGCTTATAAATCTGCATATGAAACACATCTTAATGCAGATAAAAAACTCCAAAAAGCAACACCGAAAGATATTGATAATTATGAAAGTGCATATTATAAAAAAACACAAAAAGCTAAAAATGTAAAATCAAATATTAGCCAATATTGGAAAACAGCAAAACAAAACATTGCAAATACTGCAAGAACTTTTACTGCATTTAATACTGCTATTTATGGGGAAAAAAAAACTAATAAACCAGTAACACCAAAACAAAATGATTCTAATGCACAATCTCAATATAGTTTTCGACAACGTATGAATATTCAACCATTTGGTATTAAACCAATTTCATCAACATTAGACAAAACAGAGAAAATATATAGTATATTATATGATAATAATAAAAATAAACCTACTATAAAACAATTAGATAATAAAATTAATGAAATTAAAGCAAAATTAACAACAGAAAGCAATATAGAAGACAAAAATAAACTACAAATACAATTACAAACATTACTTTCCGATAGACTTACTCGTGAAAATTTACTTAAGAGAGCAAAACTCACAATTATAGACTCTACTGATGAAAATTTTAAAACTAAAAATTTAGAACAACTGCAAACACTGAAAAATAATGATAACACTGTAAAATATAAGGTATTGATTAATCTTATGAATAATCTTACGCCAAGCAATGACAACAAAATTTTAATAAATAATAACTTAACTACAAATATTAAAGCTTTAGTTTCACAAGCAGATAATGCATCAGGAAATGACAAACTAAAAATACTTAAAGAATTACAAATTTTTAAAAATTTATATAAATATTATAAAGGTAAAATTATTGAAGAAGCAGTCAATTTAGAATTGAATCCAAAAAAACCATAAAAATAATCATAAAACTCATCATTATTAACACCCTAAAAATCTCTTTATATTCTAGAAAACATTTTTCTTATTTCTCATAATATTTTTCTCTATTCAATGTAGTTAGAAATACATTTTTGTTTGAATATATTTTGTGAAATTTATTAATATTTTTTTGATGCCGAAAGGTTCACTTACACGTTCACGTTCACAAAGAAGTTTGCAAAGGCTTGGTCGTGTTTCACAACCAGTAGCAAGCGCTACTAAAACAAAACCAACAGGATCGGAAAATCTTACTAAAAAAGCAGTAACTAACCCTGTTATTTATAGGAATGCCACAGGAAAATATTTATCTAAATCTGAAAGAAAAGCAGCAGCTAAAGCTAAGGTAGCTAAAGCTAAGGCAGATAAAGCTAAGGCAGACGCAGACACAGCAGCAGATACAATATTAAAAAAATTAGGAGATACTACACCATCAGTATCAAAACTTTCTACACCAGTTCCAGTTAACATAACTAACGTAATTAAAAATGTTGCAAAAACTAGTAGTATTGTTTATGAAGTGAAAAAAAAACAATTAAGTCCTATTGCACAAATTAGTAAAAATATTTCCGAAACCAGTAAAAAAATTAATACTACAAAAAAAGATATTAATAATACACAAAAACTATTAAATGATATCAATACAAAACTTACTAATCCAATAATACCATTAACATCAAAAGAACAATCTAATTTAGAACAACAACAAAAACAATTATTGGGAAAAAAAAGTTTACAAGAAGAAGAATTAGCAAAATTAAAAAATACATCACAATTAACAAATACTCAAAAACTTATTCTTAAAATTAATAGTAATACAAGAACTAAACGAAAAAAACCACAAAATAATGCTAATAATGTAGTTGATATTGAAAAAATAGGTATTATAGAAAAAATACCAGATGATATAAACTTAATACAACCTACTATAGAAGAAATTGAAAAGATAACACCAAATGAAATTGCAATTTATAAACAAAAACCAAGGAAACCACGTGAACCAACAGAATCAGAAAAATCATTTAAAAAAAATTTACAAACAATAGATAAATTAGAACCATCAGACCCAAAGAGTTTTTGGGGTAAAATTAGTCAAATTTGGTCTAGTAAAAGTCAAACAGAAATTACTAAACTTGCACAAAATGACCCAACAGGTAAAAACATAGAATCATATAAAAGTCAAATGAGACAATCATTAATAGCAAAAACTACGGAAGATGCACAAAAAGCTGATGATGCACACGAACAAAAACTTATATCTAATATTGTTCTTGAAAAAAGGGTTGAAAAAAATAGAGCAGAAAACCAAGCAAAAAAAGATGCTAAAAATTCTGCAAAAAAGAATGAATTTATACAATCATTGACAACACTTAGTAAATCAAGTAATACAGATGAAAAACTACCTAGTACAATACCAACTGCATCAGTAACTCCTGCACCTGCACCAGTACCATTACAATCATCAGTAAATCCTGCACCTGCATCAGTAACTCCTGCATCAACACCATCAGCTATAAATACAGTAACATATAAAAAGTTTAATATAAACTATGGTACTCAAGCAAATAAAGATAGAAGAGAAAAAGCTCAAAAAGAAATAGAACAAATGACACCAATAAGTCCTGTAGTAAAAGATTTACAAGAAAAAAAAAATCAAATATTTAATAAAATAAATAAACAAGAACAAACACCACCAAATACATCACCAAAACAACAAACAAAAGAAGAAGCAAAACAAAAAAAAAAAAAAAAAAAAAAA